AGCGGTGCCGGTACAAAGTAGTAACTTATCTATGCCAGTGACGTATGCCAAGGCTCCCGTAACTAAAGTAGCCGCCGCTAATTCTGTAGCGTTAGCGTAGACTGTGACCCCTTGCCCTGATCCTCCTTCTGCGTTCTCCCCGTACGTCGATAGGGCTGAGCCTCCATCTAGTACCCCCGGTGCAGAGCCTGCTCCGCCTCCACCTGAGGATTCCGAATTAGTCCACGCAGCTCCGTTATAGGTTAGTACCTGCCCCAAACCGGGTGTCGATAGAGAAATATCATCTATGCCGCTCAAGTCGTGCGAATGCAGTGTTATGAGATCCGATAGTAACTCGGAAGTCATACGTAGTTCTACGAAACTACCTACATCTAAAGTCGATCCCAGCGCTGTATCTAGCTGTATAGTACCCGTACTGAATACTATACCCGTAGCCTTAATTAACTCAGTATTAACCCCAGACGCGAACGTCACATACATGTAGTCGCCGACCCCCGTTATATCCGGAAACGTACTAGCGTCCTGAACCGTAACGAGTTTTCGGTCTGTCGAAAGTCCTGTAACCGTGGTCTTAGCGTTATTACTAAATCGTACGCTCATTACTAGGTACCGTTAGAAACGTTAACCGTCCATGTAATAGAAAGTTCATCGGCGTCACCTTTAGTCACTAGCCCGAAAACGGTCCGCGCGATTAATGTGGTTCCTGCGAACAGGCCCGCCTCTGTAACTGCCCCCGTACCCACCGTCGCAATAAACGTGGTACTAAACTGTATACCTATACTCGGCGATGTAACTTGAGAAGTAGTGGCTACAGCCGAAGAACCTAGCGTAGATAGAGTGAACGACGCCCTATTATCCGCATTAGCCGCCGCCGTAGTACTAGACCCTATCTCCATAGTATTTATAGCAGGGTAATTAGTAAGATTGGGAGCCGCTAACATTCTACCTGTAACCCACGTCGCTCCCCCATCTACGATGAGGTTTTCTACTTCACGTACTACGTTGCCGTTTAACGCGATGGTTAAGTGCCCACGAACTGGTAATGTGTCTTTAATCATTTTCTTTATCCTAATGTTGTTGTATTCAGTGCTGAAGAATTAAGTAGCGATCCACCGGAACCTAAGGCGTATTGAAATACGTCTCCCAGGGCCACTTGATCCTGGTTAAATATAGTTGTATGTAACGTTGTGTTATCAATTACCTGCGTCGTGCTAACCCGTTCCGTACCTCTATTTCCTAGAGAAATAGGGTCTGATAATAATGCACTATCAGTGACATACCTAGTAAACTCGACCTGGAAGGCCTCATCAACTACGACGTCACTAGTCTTGCGCCCCTCATAGGTAATATAGGGGTCGTCTGATAACGCCGCTTCGGAAGCCACTCCACGACGTACTAATTTATTTATGGCCTCGATTAAGGACGCCGTATCTTCTACGACCCCTTTAACGAACTCTTTACCTAGTTCCTCAGATAAAACTGTGTACTCGGGGACTAGCTTATTAAGCGTGCCGCTATACGAGTCGGTAACGCCCCATACATCCCCTGTATCCCTATGTTTAATATGGTCTGTAGAATCGGCTAACTCTATAGTGTCTATCAACGCGCGCGTAAGCCGTTTTACAGGAGTATCCTGTAATCCAATTGCTGAGCTAGAGACCGAACCGATCAATCCTTCTAATGCGTCGACCAACCGCGCGTCGTTGGTTACACCTATATTAGGCCTTACGTCGATCGCGTCTGTAGTTGCGATGCCTGATACGGGAGTTTTGACGAACCTACGAACCCCGGTTATTGTATCCGTCGCACTTAAACTATCGGTAATAGTTCTATATAATTTCAGCCGCGTGGCGTCGGGTAAACCTACGTCGTCCCTTAAACCTCGTACTAGTACCCGACTAACCTGTTCATCTAAGGCTACTACCTCAGCTAAGTGGCTACTAAGTGTTATATCAAGATCTTCTAGCAAAGCGATAGCGCTAAATCGCCCGTACGCTTCCTTAAACTCTTCTGAAAACTGAAGCTCGTCTTGTACAGTATGGATGAATCTTAATGCGGTGGAACTGAGGAGTGGTAACGTATCCCCTTTGATCGTATCCAGTCCTACCTGCAGTTTGCTGCTGAAAGGTACTTCGTCAGTGATACTAGACGCTAGCGCGAACCATGTTACGTCTGTAAATGGTAAAGTAGATCCACTGTCCTGCCCCCACGTCCTATAAAAGCCAAGGGGTTGGTCTACCACATTCAGTATGTCGAATACTGATTTACGGGTATGGATTCCTACTAAATCCCCAAGCGCTATGTCCATGTGGGGACGCTGATTTAAGGAATTCCAATTCGCGAATAGTCCAGCTACTTCTAACTTACGATACGTAGCCTCTGCTTCCAGGACCGTATACGTCCCTAACTGAGCTTCTAGCTTAGTATATTCCCCTGACTCTATCTCTAAAGGGACGTAAGCTACTGTCGCGCGAATTAACATCTAGAAGGACGATCTAACCTTAATCTTGAACTTATCTACGGCCGTCTGACTGCCGGTGGTGTCAGTGACCGTTATCTCTGCCTCGTATGTACCTGCTTCAACATCTAACGTATCTGCATTCCACTGCATAAAGCACTGCCCGGGTTTACTAGTCTGATCTAGTAACCCGCAGGTCATAGTGTCTAATATGGATGTACCGCCGAGTGCGCGGAATTTTACCTCGACCGTACTACTAGATAAATCCAGTGGGGCCCAGGTCGATGGTTCATCCTCATCTAAAGTTTTCCCGTACGCGGCCTTATGCGCGTCGCGTAATGTAAACTCTAAATCAGGTTTGCTGTCCCCTGCGACCACCTTGATGGTCTCGTAATACGCCATATTTTACTCCTCCGGAGGTTATTCTCAGCATTGGCATGCAGTAATTTATCATTGTTGTGCGGGAACTGGGTTGTCCTGCGTGTTTGGATCTATTAACTGGTCTACTTTAAACTTAAGGCCTAACGAAGTTACGAAAGCCTCGTGGTGCTTCAACGCGCGTTGAGCGTTACCTGCGAAATCCGCATCTTTGCTATACGCTCTATACAGAATATAATCTAGTACCGCATTCGCATATACGTCGTCGAGCGTTAATCCAGAGTCGTCGGCGGCTACTATGGGTGGAACAGCGGCTGGATCAGCTACTACCGCTAATGTAGCGTCTACTGGTGAAGATGAAAATACGATCTCTACAGAACCCATCCCAGTTGCGGGTTGCGATGGATAAACGTAAAACCGTTTCGGGTCTCTTAAATCAAACATGAAGTGCTCAACTACACTACTTACAGGTGTTAAGTGCCAATCCGGTTGTTGTGCATCTAGTACATTCCTATCGATCACGCGTACTGCTCCGGCGGTAGTATTACGTACGATGTCTAATATCCTAATACCGTTGAAGTCGTCTTGTAGCTTCTGTTTAGTACCTGTATCTAAGACTAGCGTCTTACTCTCTACACTAGAGTCTGGCCTAATTAAGACGATCTCCCTTTGCGCGTCGTTTAACCAGTCTAATAACTCGGTCTCCTGCCAGCGGACTTGTGTCGTGTCGTGGAGTATAATCCCCGCACGGTCTATTAAATTCTGAACTGATAATGCCATATTTTCACCATATCGGGGATATCTCCGGGTTTGCCGGATCTTTAAATGCGTACTCTTTACGAGCCTCTGTTTGTGCTTGCGCTGTAGACCTATTGTATAACTGGAAGTAGTACGCCGCTAACTCTGGGTTACTCCACGCCGTCCCCGGTTGTAAAAATAGCAGATTTTTAGCTTTCATTACTATAGGTTCGTACCACCTATCAAACAATGCGTCGTCTACACTGGAATTGTTGTACTGTGGTTTGAGCGACACGTCGATTACCAGGCCATTAGTAACTCGCTCGGCAGGCGCCGCCGTAAGATAAACCGTATTAGGATCATCAGTGGTATTACTAAATGTATATGTCTTGTGGGTATGTACCCACCCTGGACTAAACGGGTTATGGTGTAAATGAGAACCTAAATTTTGAAGTGATTCCCCTGCAGCCGTTACGCTTAGTACGCGTACTACATCCGTCTTCGAGGGTATATCGACCTCATAATTAGACATCCCCGCAATCAAAGGTAATATAGCTGTAGCCCGCCACGCATCCGTCCGCTGACAGAAATCACGAATCGCGTCTACTACTGCTACGTCAATCGTGATAGTAGGGCAACCCCGTACTTCGGGGGCTATAAACCGGTGAAACGAATCTAGCTTCATCCGACTATACTAAACGGATAGGCCTGCATCTCCCTAATCGGAGTGCTATGGTCCCTCTGGTCGTACCCAACCTCGTACCGAACTGCGCACTTCAACGCCTCCACTACACTAGGTGGTACATCCACTTCTTCGCCGCGCCTAATAAGCCACTGTTTACCGTTAACACCTACGGGCACGAACTGCTGGCCTTGATCGCCCATCGTTTTATGGATAAGCACTCTTACCGTATCTTTTTTAGTTACTTCCTTGAACTCTGTGTCTTTCTTAGCCATTGTTTTACTAGCCATAATCTTTCCCTCTTCCTGAGTTAAAAGAGAGGGCCCCCGTTAGAGGACCCTCATATCTTTATAGTTCTGTTACAGTTACCTCGAACCGAGACATCCACGTCTCATTCAAGATAGTTGCCGCGAACCACGATTTCCAACCTACGAACCCGATCTGACCTAATGGATCTGATTTCGATGGAGTTCCTGGATTAAGTACTGTTGGTGTAATCGCTTTAGCACCCTTCAACGGTACTAGACCAAACGCATGCTTAGCAATAATAACAATCGGATAAACGTCTGCTTTCGGAGTCGACGTACCCGTAGTAACCATACCCGCCGCGTCGCCAGAAATTAGAGCTCCTGAATCAGGGAAAGGTAACAACAACGGTGACATTAAGAAACGTACGTTCTCGCAAGAACCGATCTCTTCCGGAGCTAGGGGTTTACGAGATCCGTAATCCGCTAGGTGAATAAAACCAGGTAACTCACGAATATCGTTCTCGCAATCTGTATGACAAAAGGCGATATAACCACCCTCGACCGCTTCAGTACCGAAGTTAACTGAACTGCCCATCATGGACGTGACCGGTTTACCTCTAGCCGCTTTAAGCTGTCGTGTAACTGCGCGAATCTGTCCTAGATTGACTACGCCCGCTACTGCGCCGCGATTAGCCGCTTTAGTTGGCTTACCGTTAGCATCGAGCTTACCCGCCCAAAATACGTTAGATCCACCGCGGATAACGCCCCAAGTAAGCATCTCAAGGGTCTCTGCAGCTTGCTCGCCACATAACATTGATGCGTCACTTAAAACTGGATCCTCAGATAGATCCTGAACGACGTCAGTGATTTTAACTAAACCACCATACTGGTTTAGTTTAACCCATACGTCTTCGTACTTGATCTGTTGCTCAGCTGGAGGTATACCCTCGACAAGACTTTTTGGAGTGATTCCATCTGCCGCATACTGCACACCTAATGGTCTAGGTCTACGAAATGCGATAGTATCGGATGAATTTTTAGGCATCGGTTTAGACTGCCCAAATTTAGATAGTACAAGGATTGGTTGTGCATGCTCAAGCATCTGCTTGGCAGCATAAGCCGCTGTACGTTGTGATATGTTGCCGTAATTGGTTAATGCGGCCGTAGATGAAGACGTTGCGACATTGTCTGCGCCGCCTGTACTGCGAAATAGTGCGTGTTCCGCACCGGATGTTAGGTAATTATCAGCCATGATGGCTCCTCTTGGTTAAAAGATAAACGAATATATTCTTCGAAGCTCTCTTAACGAGGGGCTGGCATTCTGCTAGACCGTCGTACTACTTCAGTATCGTGGCAGAGGAGTTAAGCCGCAATAAAGGGACCTAACTCGTACCTAGCAAATCTAATCCTTCTGCGCGTAATACGCGAATGCGGATTCAAAGTCATCAGGTGGACCTGGTGGCCTGGATGGACCCCTCTTCGGAACCGCTACGTTACTCTTTAGCGTGCTCGCGCGAGAAGATCGTATCTCTTCGACTTGCTCTGACTTATCTGCATTATAACACTTCAAAAGGTAAATGTAATCTTCTGATTCCATAGAACCCTTCAAATCCTGCACTTTTAACGGTTGTTTGCCTAGCCAACCACTAAAATCGTCGCTATGGACGGTGTCTTGCCAATCCGGATACGCTCCTTTCACTTGCGCTACCTGACTATCAATGTACCGTTGTTCTTCCATTTCTCGGATAGGCGCTAACCGATCCTCCACCATGCGCTCAACTCGGGCCTCTAACTCCCCTAATTTTTCCGCTGTCCCACCCGCGATATCAGGATACTCTTCCTTTAAAGTGTTCCATTTATCAAACGTAGGTTCCGGACTCCCCTCAGCTAGCGGTGTAGGCATTCCTTGCCTAGTTTCATACAACTTACGAGACAGCGCGGATACACGCCCGCTATCAGAGTCCGCTTGATGTTCCACTTCCACCACTCGGGCCTGAACATTCTCATACTCTACAGGCTCTTCGGCTACCGGCTCTTCGGCTATAGGCTCTTCAGACTCTTCGGCTATAGGCTCTTCGGCTATAGGCTCTTCAGCTACAGGCTCTTCGGTCTGCACTTCCGGTTCCCCGTTAACTGCGTCTGCGAATCCCTGCTCAAATTCTTCTTCCATCATATGCTCCTTATTTTATTTGTCCGCTATCGTCGACAGTAAACTGCTCGGATGCGGGGTACTTAAGTATACTTTTCAAAGCGTGTACCTTTCCCCTGTAAAATTGAGTGTCATCGTGCGATGTTTTAGGGTTTTCAAGCGCCCACTGCAGCTTAGCCAAATCCTTATTAACATGTGTATGTACTGCACTCCATGTAGGTGAACTCTCGTCGATCATATCCCTTTGCCCTCATTCTTCTTAGCGTAATCCAATTCTGACATGTGTATATTGGCCTTATTATCCTCCGTAAGCTGCGCTTTCGCCATATTAGCCTCCACCTGAGCCATACTGGAGTCAGTCTGCGCCGCTATTTTGGCCATTTCCACCTGCGCGTTCATTCGCGCTATCTCCAACTTGACCTCGATCTCTCTTTCCTTAAGCAATAACTCCGGATCGGGCTCCTCAGCCTGTTCGGCCGCCTGCGCCTCCATCGCTTTAATCTCCTCGTCCGAGACAATCACGTCGTTTGGAGTAATGTGTTGAGCTTGCGCCACCTTCCTAAACAACTCCGCTGACTTAACTAATGGCCCGAATACGGGTGATTCAGCCAGCTGCATCATAGTAATCAGTGCTTGGGTCTGAGTTTCCTTGACTAATAACGTTGAACTACCGCGCGCATCAACCTCAAAGTCTCCTTTGATAGACTCTTTAGGGTTAAACTGCATATTCCAGTCGTAGAACCGTGTTATCAACGGCGCGGTTACGTCGTCATCGAAACTCTTCACTACACGCCTAAGTACTACGTTCGAAGAATTAAGTAGCATGCTCATGCCGCTCGCTGTATCTGGGGCCCCGCCCATCTCACCTTGTGCGAGCATCGGTAACGTCGTAACGTCGTCCGCCATATTCCTGGCCATATTATAAATAGCGAGAAGTTCATCTAAGTGAGAACTGGTCTCGTGAGTGTGGAACGCCGCTCGCACATCAACTGTCGGGTCGGTTACGTGCCAAGTCTTACGCGGACGAATAGACCAATTCCCATCATCAGGTATCAGTACTTCTCGGTTTAATACGATCTGTCCTCCAGTAGTCAGAGCCGCGTTATCGAGTGCCATCCGCCAGGATGCGTTAGCTATACGTTGCTCATGCCTAACTAGATGCGGAATCCCGAACCCGAACAAACTAGTGTCATCAGTCTCGTAATTGAACACCGAATAAGGCCTGTCTTGGGTCTCCATTGGGTTGATATCGGCCTTAATCACTATATTATTGACAAACGTTACAACCGCCTCATTGACGCTCAGCTCATCCTCTTCCTCGTCTATCTCATATCCACAGCAAGCCAGATCTTCTTTATCCAGAGGGCCGTGATATTCCCACAGCTCGTACCGTCCTTGAGTCAGATCTGTAGCTAACCCTGATAATGTCCTAAGCCTAGCAACGTGGGTAGAACCTGACGCGTCTTCTTTAGATGTATTCTTGATCACTAACCGAATCTGATCTGGTAAATACCCAGGGTTCTGTGCTAACCCGATCAACTGCTTCTTAGATATATAGCGTCGTTCAAATATAAAGTTAGCTTCGTCTATGTGCGTGGCGGCCATGTCCGGGAAGAAATCCCATATATTAATCTTCTCTACCCCTGGCCGATACTCGTCCACCATATCCATCGAATGTACGCCTTCGCCTACGTTCTTCCAGCTTTTACGCTGCCTAGCCAATATAATAGGCGCCTTAACGATGCCAGTGCCGAATACGCACCCGTCGTGTATGACGTCCCTCATTATAGCGTGGTACCTAGCTTCTACGAGCTGATCGTTTATCTCTTTCTCCATGGCGCGACTTCGTTCCATCGCATCATCCATAGCCTCGCCCGCCAAGTCCATATTACGAACCGGGTTACCTTCATCGTCGTTAACTAATACGCCCTGAGAACTACGCGCCTGGCCTGGATCTTGCGCCATTTTAGCTAATTCCGGCACTGGAGTAGGCTGAATCCCCCAATTCTTATCATCGCTAGGGAACAGCATGTCAGACAATCGGGCTTCCGCCACAGCTGTTTTAGCTCTCGTTAAATTAACGAACGCCTTGCTGCCGCCCGTAGCTGATAGCCTAGAAGCAGTTGCGGCGTCGTACTGCCCCATAAATCGCTCGAGATCATTTAGCCAACGGTCCTCTACCACGCGTCGTATACCGACCTGCTCTTCTGCTAATTTCGCTAAACTATATCCTAGAAGCTGAATCCGCTCCTCATTTTGTTCCGGTTGTTCCTGCATTTAGTAGCCTATAGTTGTATCTGCAATAATTTTAGGTGTAATTGGGTACCTAGCATTCGGTGGTACAAGAGGCTTCGCATACCGTAACATCATTATGCCGTATCGCGTAGCCGCCATCACATCGTCTCGTTCTTTTACTACGACCCCATTTTTACGGTGGTAGATCCTAAATTCTTCCCACCAAGTTCCTAACATACTAGAAACTTTAAACCTCCCTGTCTGCATCCTGTCTAGCATATCCATAAGCCCTGCTTCCAACCCATAGCTCTTATCCTGATTCTGGGCGCGATCCCTCAACATATTAAGTCCACACTCCTTATACTGCTCGGATAATGTCTTACCCGACCCTTTGTCGTGCTGTAATCCGTCATGAGGCCAGGAAAATGGTACGTCTCCCCACCCTCTGACAGCCCCCGCGAATACTATAGGCGTAGCTTCCTTCGCCCGATGACATGCGTGCACATGCACGACGTCGTTCTCCGGGTCATAGAGAATCAACACTGCAGCTGACGGATGCTGCCACCCGAAATCTATCCCTGCAATCTGTTTCCACCACCCAGGCAAATCCTTCATCTGAAGGGGGTCCTCGATTATACTAGCCTCAGTAACCGGGAAAACACGCCCGGAACCCATAATAGGTATCCCTTTAGCTCGTGCTTCACGCTCATGTTCTAAGTACGACTCTACAATGGACTCGCGCTCTTTCTGCGTATAATGCCCGACATCATCAATAGTCATCTTGACTACATCCTGCGCCGGAGAGGGGTTCTGTAGAAATTTAGCTACTACGTTACTCATACCTAATAACGGTGTAAACGTTAGAATAGCTCGCTGCCCGATCTGCCCACGGTTGGTTCTCGTCAAACCCTCCGCGTATAACTCTTCAGGCGGTTCCTCGTCAAACCAGACTAAATCGATGGTTTCGCCCTGCCACTTCGGTCGCCCTTTCGCGTACGCTTTAAAGTAACAGTAGCTAATATCACCAGTCGTGTGTCTAACCTTGACGTGGTCAAATAGGTTCGGAGTCCCTAAGGCTGGCTTAGGGTCTCCGATGATAATCCGTCTAGGGAGGATCCCTACGTAACTATCTTCTTGCAACTTCCCTGGTCTATCAAGTAACAGGCGCTGAGTCGTATCCCTTATCGTCTCACCGGTGTCGCCACCAACCCATATAACCGGGGCTTTACTGAATTTAAGCCCTCTCCACCACTCTGGGTAATTACCACTCAAGTGGAAGTAACATTCCATAGCCCCGCTATATGTTTTACCTGTCTGATTCCCTGCCATTAGGCACCGCTCTGCGAACTCAACGCCCCTAATATGAAACTCCGCTTGCTTCTCATATGGTACGTACGTGTTCTGAGCTTCCTTTTTCCGTGCCTCTAATTCCTTAAGTACACGTATCCGTTCCTGTAAAATCTTCAATGATTCAGCCAACGGATGCCTCCAAACGAGCTATTTCTGCTAATAGTTCCTCCTCGCTCATAGTTAATAGGTTCTTATCCTTAACAACCTTTGGTTCAGCCGCTTTCCTTTTAGGGGCCGCGTACTGAGCCAATTCCTTATATAAATTCGATGCCACGGTTAATTCCCCCGCGTTTTCCGCCCGCTGAGCAATAGCGGCCATGCGCGCTATAGGGTCGCACTCTAACTCCACTAATAACTGCTGTATTTCTTCCGGTGACTTCATCACCCCTACAGTAGCGATCTTAGCGCGTTGTTCTTTTTCTTTAGCTTCCATTATATCCCTTTTTGCAATACTGCCGGGCCCTTTGGGTAGCCCATAACGTGCTTTCTTAGCCAACTTACTCATACTGGCTAGGTACTTGTAATTATTCGCGTTGTTTCGTTTACGTCTCTCCTCTTTCTTTTCTACGGCCTGCTCTTCGACCCGCTTCTGGGTTCGCTTCTCCGCGCGCAAAACCGGATCTATACCTTTAGCCCACTGATTACCCGAGTTTCTCCGTTTAACCCCGAACTTCGTATACCCTGGTTTCCCTGCATTCTTAGCCCTCTCTTCCGGTGATCTATTAGCCGCCTTTACCTGCTTTCTCTTCCTATAAGCCTCGGCATCCTTAGTCAAAGGCTTCATCATCTGTGCTCAACTCCGATATTAAATGCTGGCTTACCTCGTCATACGCTACTATGATCTCCGCCAATAGTGAAAAGTCATTGTCCTGTATGGCTGATTGCACAGCCTTCATGCCTACAAAAACCTCAGGTGACACCTCAGCTACGAACCTATTGACCCAATCTCGGCGCTTAGTGCTTAACTCTAAGTACCAGGGATATCGCTCCAGCCACCTTATTTCATCATCCTCCTCCTGCATGGTCCTCCATCACTCCCTTCAAATAAGGGATCATGTGTTTCTCTATATATGTTTTCTGCTCATCGTTCGTCCAATTATCCGCATTATTATCCGGCGCGATTACCGAACGTGTGTAAGCATCTTTCCGGTGGAAATCCTCGAACTGCGATAGGGGGTATCGCTTAAAGTCCCCGCCGTAACGGTCTTCGACCGTACGCCCGTAAGCATTCATATCGATGGCCTTCTGTTCCTCATCCCTGAGTCCGTATACATCATTGGTCATCTTAGCCCAATCAGGATTACCTCTTATCGTATGCAACAGGTCACCTAAAATAGCATTATCTAAATTACCTGCTATACGTGGGTCATTAAAATCCCCGACGTTAATGATCCAACTATCTGTAGGGTTAATCAGCTTACCTTCTTCGTCCCTAGCACCTGGTGCCTGCGTCTCTAGTGCTCCACCATGTAGCTGTATCGCTGGGTCGTTGAAACGCCCTTCTACATTTACCCCTTTAAGCAGTGAGTATTTTGCCTTGTTACGCTGTATAGAGTCATTTATCCGCTTAGTGTTCATCTGACGTTGAGAATCTACCTGGCTCATCAGCCCACCAGGGTTCATACCCGCGTGATACTGATCCATCACCACCTCGCTCGTTTAGTGCGGCTATCTATATGTGTAAAAGTGTCATATGACCCGATTCCGAGAGTATCGGGGTACTTATTATCTAAGTACTCGACTACTTCGTATGGAGCACGCGACCTCACAATGATGTCCGCCGCCCGTCCGGTTAGGTGCTGGGATTCCGCTGTTCCCCCTACTGATATATTATGGTATATGCACCGAAGCCCGCTAGTCACGGTGATGCTCTTGTCGAAATGGGTTCTTACGTCCTCCAGTACTTCGATTAAAGTATGGTCCACTACAGGATCGGTGTTGCACAGTCCACAAGGGCACTCGAACTCCGACCTCTGGAAGTGAGGGCTAAGACGACTCATATTACCTCCTTAATAACTCTGGTACCTAGATACTAACATACTTAGGACCTTGGGGCTGTATTAAGTGGGGCTGTATTGGGGCTGTAACGTTTCAAAATGGCTCAACCGCGAGGGTCCTGCCGTCCCCCTTCGAGTTTGAGAAATAAAAAGGGGCCCCCCGGGGCTTCGAAATGGTTTTCTAGCTCGATGACGGCCAAGAGCAGGCCGTCTCGAGCTCGGCTATATCGATTGCAATTACGCACATTAAATAGAGGAGTAAGGACATGAGCATCAATTCAGTTACATTGCTTGGTCACACGGGTAAGAAGCCCGAGTACAAGAAGTTCGAGAGCGGCTCGAAGAAGGTTACAATTACGCTAGCCACAAATAGCAAGTATACCGATAAGAAAGGTAAGCTTGTTGAGACTACGCAGTGGCACAGAGTCATTGCATGGGGACCACTAGCCGCAGCCTGCAAGAAGTACGTAGGCAAGGGCAGCAAGATCGCCATCCAAGGCCGCTTGGAAACCAGAACATACGAGGTCAAAGGTGACACACGGTGGATAACCGAAGTCATCGCGACCTCAATAGAGTTCTGCGACTCGAAGAAGGCTAAATCTAAGAAGAAGAAGGAGGCATAAAAAGAGGCTCTGAGAACATCACTCAGAGCCTTTTTTCATGACCTCCCAAATCTAAATGCATAACGGGATAATGACATAACGGGAGGCCCTTCATTCTTCTCTCTTCTCTTCTCTCCAGCCTAGTACTACGCTACCTAACTCAAGACTAGGGCTCACGGCAGCACATCTCGGCTATATTCATCGCTATCCATGGTAACTAGGTCATTGTGCGATGAATATAACCAAGATGTGCTCGGCTATATGGTCTGTGTTTAACTTAACTATGGTTATTACTATGACTTTATTAAAAATTAATGAGTACTGGGCACTAGGTGCTTGGGTCGGTCCTGAGTTCATCGTCAAGGCGATGTATGCTAATTACTGGGCGGCAGCTAAAGCCTTACTAGCATTAGGCACTTAGCAACACAAATCTTGGCACCTTGCTACTGGATACGCAGATATTCAAAGCGAGGTGCCTTCGCCTACAAAAAGAGGAATCAATATGAGTGAAATAACTGAACAGATGGATGCGCTTGATAAGGAAATCAGAAACTGTGCCATCAAGCTAGCAAATATTTACATAGACGAATGGACACAAGAAGAACTAAGAACATACGCATTCGATAGACTAGTTGATGACCTAATCAAGGGCTTCGACACATATAAGGACATAAAGAAATGAAGATACCTTGGTTGATAATTGCAGAAACAGTAGTAGGCACAATATGCCTATTAACTATCATATTCATAGATGTCATTGAGGTAATACGATGAGTGAAATAAGTAGTAACGAAGTGCATGATTATATAGAAATGCACAGCCTAAGCTTAGCAGGTTTCATAGCCTGTCATATTTACAGTGTACTAAAACGGGCATTTCCCCACTACAGTGAGAATGACCCCAAAAGTACACTACGGCACGTATTCGAGCAACAACACCATAGCCTATGGGCATGTTGCATGGATGTAAATCAATCAGCAATTGAAGATGATGACACAGAATTAGAAGATCTTTATACATTAGCCACTACGCATCACCAATTCTTCAAACTAGTAGCAGCACAAAGGACTGTTGAAAAACAAATAGCTAAAGAAATAATGGAACACGATCGTAACCTACACTAACAAGGCCCTAATATGACGAAAAATAAACAAGTAATGCTGAATGGCGCAGCTAATGCGTTATACCAGTTAA